ATACAGGGAGCGCCGGGGGTGGGGCAGGTGAGTCCCGTCTCCTCCGACCAAAATAAAAAAGGCACTTTCTTTGCCAACACCCACCCCACCTTCACAAAACGAAACCCATCTGATTGTGCAAGTCTCCAAATTTTCCAAAAAATAAAAAAAGACCCCTCTTCCGGTCTAATCTGTGCTATACTTGACCGTAAGAAAGGGGCATTGTGAAATGGCAAAACTCGTAAAATGTAAACACTGTGGCGCAAAGATAGCGGCTACCGCTAAAACCTGTCCGCAGTGCGGTGGGGAGAACACGCCGCCGAAGCCAGCTTATAAGCGGTTGTGGTTCAAAATTCTTATGGCAATGTTCGTATTGGCTTTTATTATGGATTTGATAAGCCCTCGTAACAAAACGGATACTGCGACTAGTTCTGAAAGCGAAAAACCAACATCATCCGTTGCATCATCTGCAAAGGCAGAATCCGAAAGTTCGTCTGCTACTTCGGAAGAACCTGTGAAAGAGGACGACTCTTTTATTCTAGTTGATGAAGTTCTTGGCGATTACGGAAAAGAAGAAACGAACAAGAGTGGTTATAAATATATCTGGTACATGGTTCCGGCTGGCACATACGAAGTTGAGAATCAAAACAAAGAAGCTACAGTATTTGTGGTGTCTGATGCAAACTCTGATGATGTGAGCGACGTGCTTAAATTTGAAAAAGCTGGTGAAAGGCAGAATGTTACCGTTAAAGAAGGTTATCATATCGAACTTTCGATTAGCGCGGAAATTCTATTAATGCCAGTTAAATAAATGGAGAAATACAAAATGAGCTTTATAGGAGCAATAGGAGCCATCGCAGACCTTGTAGAAGGATAATCACATAACACAAAAAGCCAGCGGCTAGATGTTCTCTAACCACTGGCTTTTCTTATGTGTTATTTACTGTTCGGGATAAATAATCGGTTCGTGTGCTGCTCCGTGCTTTGCCATTTCAAGCATACAATCATTGTAGCCAATGGCATGGCTGCTAGTACAGAATCCTTTTACGCATGATTCAACGGCAAAATAAATATTGTCACGTTCTTTCTTTTCCTCGTCTGTAAGATTGTCCTTTTCCGGAATCAGAATAGACAGAGCGAGACCGAGAGCTTCAGACCACTTCTTCAAGTTTTCCTGATGTTCCTTGTTTTCAGCTTGTAGCCGAAACACTTCCTTCAAATAGTCCATCAGCACGTCTCCATTCTAATCTGCTCGCCAACAGGCAGATAGCCCGCTTCTTTGAGCTTGCTGTAAATGAACTTCTGACCAGCTCTTGTCCAGCGAGTGACCTCTTTCGTCTTGCCGTTCGGCAGCTCGATCGGATGCCCGACAACGTATCCGTTGCCAAGATACTTCTTGTAAGGAATCCACTGTTTATTCACAACGTGCTGGATGCCCATTTTCTCAAGAATCTTGTTCAGCTTTCGAGCGGTCAGGCCGTAGTTCATAGCAATCTGTGTGGTAGTCAGGCTTTCATCGGAGAGCAGCATCGCCTTTGCGTAGTCGGAATCAGGCTTCATCTTGGCGTTTTCCGCTTCCAGAGCCTTTACTTTCTTACGCTCCGTGTCGATAACACTGTTAGCGGCGATCAGAGCGCGGCTCAACAGCATTTCCGTAGATTCAGGTTCGGGATTGGTGAGCTTCTGCTCCATCTGATTGAAAGCATCAATGTACTTGAGTTTCCATTCAAGGGCTTCCTTGCCGGTGAATCCCATAGCAAGGAGCGTAAACCCATCGCGATTCATCAGATACTCAGGTAGCGCTTTGTTTTGGACTGAAAGGTACTCCGATTTGAAGAACATAGAGGACAGTCCAATTTTGGGCTCTCCTCCCATCAGGTTTTCGATGTCGCGAAGAACGTGCTTGTGCTCTTTTCCAAAGTTCTCCGCTACTTCGCGGCTGGACACGACAACCTGTCCGTTCTCGCTGATAAGATTGATAGCATATTTAACCTTTTGTTCCATAAAAACTCCTATGGTTCTTGCGGAACAAGCCAATTCCTGCTATAATAAGGCTGGAACAGCTTGTTCCAGTGGTTTTGATGATACGTTCGCTGCTGTCGCCAAACTTTAGCGGACGTATCATTTTTCGTTTTCATCGGTCTCCGGGATGGGATGCACCTCAAAGAACGTGTCACGGATGGCTGCGGCTTGCGCGACCTTGTGTTCGGTGCAATAGGCTTTCAGCCACTGGAACTGCCGTTCGGTTAGCGCAACAGTGAACGTGTGATTGTGGCGTTCGAGATAAGGACTGTACATAAACTCACCTCCCTTCATGTGGGTGCAACCAGTATACGCAATATGTTGTGGCTTGTCAATTACGCAAACGCTTAATGTAGTACTGGTATCTGTACAAAATCTAAAAGTTTGTAGATTTGCACAAAACTCAGCCCTTATTTTTGGATGCTCCCGCTTCGTACCCTGCCCGGTAGTTCAGTTCGGACAGCTTACCCAGCGCTTCTGCGTACTCCCTGTCCTCGCTGGTCGGCTCTTTGCCGCGTGCGAGGGTTTTTAGAAATTCTTCGGTTGTCGTGGGAAAGTTCATGTTTTTTGCTCCTTTCTATTGCAGACAGTCCATCAGCTTTTAGCTGGTGGATTTTTTGTTTGTGAGAATATTCTAAAGCTTTGCCCCTTTTATGTCCATTGAACAAAATGTCGGAATTTTTATATACAAAATGGGCAAAATAAACAATTTATGCGTTTTTGACTATCAAAAATATTATTGACAGTACTATCAAAATGTGTTATAATCTGTGATAGAAAGAGAGGACGCAAAAAATGAAAGTTGGGTATGTAAGAGTTTCGACAGCTGGGCAAAACACGGCTCGTCAGGAAGTCATTATGGAGCAGCTTGGCGTTGAAAAGGTGTTCATTGATAAAATGAGCGGAAAGAACACTGATCGCCCGCAGTTGAAAGAGATGTTGGCGTTTGTTCGTGAGGGCGATACTCTTGTGATTGAGAGCTTCAGCCGTCTGGCTCGTTCCACGAAAGACCTTCTGGAAATCGTTGAAGAACTTGAAAAAAAGAACGTCAAATTCGTCAGCCAGAAAGAAAACATCGACACTTCTACGCCTAACGGAAAATTTATGCTGACTGTGTTTGCGGCTCTGGCGCAACTGGAACGTGAAACGATGTTGGCACGGCAGAAGGAGGGAATTGAAATCGCAAAGGCAGAAGGCAAGTATAAGGGCAGAAAGCCTGTCGAGGTGGACGAAGAAAAGTTCCGGCAGCTCTATAACGACTGGCAGAATGGGAAGACCACGCCGAAGATTATGATGAATGAACTTGGGTTAAAGCCCGCTACGTTCTGGCGCACGGTCAAAAAGTATCGTGAAAAGTATGGCATCACTGATGCGGCCACCACACGCAAGTATGCCAACAAAGAAGAAAAATAAAAAAAGCAGCGACCCACCACAGGCCGCTGCTACAAACAAGAACCACCAATCCCTCAACAGGATGATAGTACACAAGTATTATATCATTTCTTTTGGGGGAACACAACACCAAAGGAGAAGATAATGGAATTTTACAAGAGCATGGATTATTTCTTTATTACACGCATGGTAAGCGATTGGATGCGGTACGCTGGGCCAAAAGCAAGAAAAGAGTTTTCAGACCAAGTAAAAGAACACGTCTGGGATGCAAGAGAAAGAACGGAAAATAGCTTTGAACGTGGGTATGTTTTTAATTTTGCTGCCGATTATTCTAATGAAATTTATAGTGCGGGAGAATATCTCGTCTATCTTTTTGTTGATAGCATGGGAGAGATTTACTATGTTAGCATGGGAAATTCTGGAAGAATACGGGACAAGAAAAATAGAAATGAAGCATTTAAGGAACACTACGCAAAATGCAATTCTAAAATCGTAATATTGTCCAAATGGAGTACGAAGTATTTTGCAGCAGACATTGAAAAGCTTGCGATTTGGGAATGCCAACTTCACGGAGCAAAGCTTACGAATGAAAAAGACACTCTTTCCCAGATGGAGATTTACGAACTTAGACATATACCTGATGAGTGGCAAAAAAGAACACCGATGCAAAGAGAGTATGTGGAACTGAAAAAACGCTATAAAGAATCTGTCGAAGCGTTAGATTCTATAGAAAAATGGTTATATGGCGGCGGCGCATCATCTGTTCCTGAATATGTAAATGAAAAAGTGGATTATGTGTACGCTAACGAGTGTTGGACGATTGATGGTGTTACAAAATCGCGTTCTCAATGGTGCAAAGAACATAAGATGAACGTTTCAAAAGCAAACAAGAGAATCGAAATTGGATGCACACCCAAAGAAGCACTCACGTTTCCAACTGCGCCAGAAAACAAAAAGCGTTATATAAAAGAATGGTGGCTTGAAAACGGATACATTCCCGGAACTGATACTACTTCGTATGTGACTCCCGTTAAAGAATGGCCTGACCCTTATAGAAAAAGAAAATGATAGCAGCTTGGCGTGACCCGCCAGACATGGTATCGGATTGCTGAACAGAACAGGTGAAAGGAGCAAGAGCCTATGGATAAGCGGAACAACAGAAACTCGTATGATTGGCTTGCAGGAGCGGTCGTTGGACTGCTTACCGGGTTCTTCATCGTAGTTGTGGTTGCGAGGTGCGTTCTGTGATACTTTCAGTTGACGTTGTTCGCAACCTAGAATAAAAACGAATATTTGATTTTTGTGCAGTTGTAGGCACTCTTTACATTTTTGGGTAGGGGGTGCCTATTTTTTTATGCAGTCAAAGCAGTGTATCGCCATCATCGACAGCATCAAATCGTATGCAAAGCAGAATCCGACCGAAGCGCAGGTCTACGAGGACTGGTTTCAGGCGGTGGTGAACCTGAGAGACGCTCTGCCGCAAGACAAGCGGTTCGATGCCTACAAATACTCTGGTGAGCTACGTTCTGTCTGTGCAGCCATGATGAGCAAGATGAAAACAGGCGAGGACGTGGCGAAGGTCTATGACATTATCGGCCGGACATACCTGTTTGAAGCAAAGGATGTGTTCGACAGCTATTGCATCTACCTTGAATGGAACCGTGCGCCGGAGAAGAAGTTCTATCAGCCGAGAAGAAAGGTGCTAAGAACCGTTGCGAACGCCTTGCAAGACCTTGCAGATGACAGACTGGACTTGCTGGCAATCTCGATGCCCCCCGGCTGTGGTAAGACGGCCCTAGCTATTTTCTATTTGACATGGCTTGCCGGAAGAACCCCTGATGAACCGATGCTTACAGGCTCTCACTCGAACAGCTTTGTGCGTGGCGTTTATGACGAGTGCTTGCGTATATTCGACAAGGACGGAGAATATTTGTGGAATGATGTTTTCCCGGACGTTACTGTGTCGAACACAAATGCGAAGGACTGCCGCATCGACTTGGGTAAGAGAAAGCGCTTTGAAACGCTGGAATTTACGTCTATTGGCACTGGTAATGCTGGTCTGTACCGCGCATCTACGCTTCTTTACTGTGATGACCTTGTATCCGGCATTGAGGTTGCGCTCTCTAAGCCCCGTCTTGATAAGCTGTGGGAAACGTACACTACCGACCTTAGACAGCGTAAAATCGGCAACAAATGCAAGGAACTGCATATTGCTACACGCTGGTCTGTCCATGATGTTATCGGACGATTAGAGCAAAACTACGGCGATTCCGACAGGAACAGATTCATTGTTATGCCAGCAATGAACGAAAAAGACGAATCCAACTTTGATTATGACTACGGTGTAGGGTATAGCACGGAAACGCTCCGCAAGCAACGCGAAGTCATGGATGAAATGAGCTGGAAAGCACTGTACATGAACCAACCTGTTGAGCGTGAAGGCTTGCTGTTCCCTGCCGATGAACTGCGGTATTTCAACGGCGTTCTGCCTGACGGAGAGCCCGATCGTAAGCTCATGGTCATGGATATTGCATGGGGCGGTGGGGACTTCACCGCTTGCCCTATCGCCTATGTGTACGGAGATGCCGTGTTCATTCCTGACCTTGTGTTCAATAACGGCGATAAGACCGTGACCAGACCGGAAGTTGTGGGTAAAATCATCCAGCATAAAATCAATGTGGTACGCGGCGAAGCCAACAACGGTGGCGACGAATACTGTGACGTGGTAGACAGCCAGCTTCGGCAGCAGGGCTATCACTGTTCTGTTCGCAGCCAACGTGCGCCCAGTGGTCAAAGCAAGCTGTCAAGAATCATCCAGTATGCGCCGGACATCAAACGGTTCTATTTTCTTGACGAAAAACACCAGTCGAAAGAGTACAAGGCGTTCATGGAACAGGTGACGATGTTCACGCAGCTTGGCAAAGTTCCGCACGATGATGCACCGGACAGTCTGGCACAGCTTGCCGATGAACTGTACAACGGAATCAGTAAAATTGAGCCTGTCAAGAGGCCTTTTTGATTAAAAACACAATATATTGTGTTCGCTGGGTCTATTTATTTGATTTCACCACTTGACAAGGCTTATAATGTACACAGGAAGTTTTGCAGCTTCCCTTAAAGGAATAGCTTACACGCGGGGTTTTGTCATTTTTACTCGCGTGCGTGTCAACAAGCATATTCCTCCTTTCACCGGCGAATGCTTTTCACTCTTTCCATTCGCCGGATTTATATGTTGCGGTCCCTGCTGGTTGGGAATGTCAGCCTGTCTCCCCCACGGCTGGCAAGCAACGGTTCGATTCCGTTACGCAGCACAACGATGCCTCAAGGATTGCATGGAAAAATTCTCCTTATGACAACCTCTCCCGTTATTCCCGGCTCTCGATGAAATGAGTTTCAGGCTATTTCTCATTTCAAAGAGCAACGGTAAATCAAGCCGGGTACATGACACAGAGTGGAGCAGTCTGGTAGCTCGTCGGGTTCATAACCCGAAGGTCGGTGGTTCGAATCCATCCTCTGTATCCATCAGCGATTTGCCCTGGATGGAGCAAATCGTGGCTCTCGACACCCGACAAGTCAGAGCCTAGCATGACTGGTAGCGCGAACAGTTTCCCAGTAGCTTCTGACAGGCCTGTGCTCAACAGCCTGTTCCCAGAAATCCAACGAAAGGAGCACTCATGCTAGTTAGAATCTGTTGCCCTTGTATCCGGCAGAACCCTATCTATAAGAACGTCCGCTGCAACCGCTATCTTGGCGAAGTGGACGGACGATACCATTTCAAGTGTGACAGATGCAAGGGCGTTATCGAAGGAGACACAAGGGAAGGATGGGTAAAAATCATCCATCCACCTGAAAAGTAAATAGCTTTTGAAGCGCAGTTTTGGCGCAGTGAGATAGACCTTAACAGGTTTGTCTTGCTGCGCTTTTTATTTTGCCGGAAAGGAGGAACGCATGGCTGAGTATCAGATAGTTGTTGACGGCTTTTTGAATAAGCCACTGACCGGACGCAGACCGATTGAAACGCCGGAGACAGAAATCAATCGGACGAACGTACTGAAAGTGGTCATGGGCAAGGCAGAGCCTATTCATCTGCTAAATAAGAACGAGATTCGCTTTCTGCACAATTACTACTTGGGTAGCCAGCCTGTCCTCCACCGCACGAAGGAGTACCACGCTGAAATCACCAATCGCATTGTAGAGAACCATGCCAACGAGTGCGTTGGCTTCTACACGGGCTACATGAGCGGCACTCCTTGCTCTTATGTGCGGTCTGAAACGGCAACAGGTGACGGTGAGGAGATCGCACGTCTGTCCAACGCCTTGCAATATGAGGGCAAGGATTCACTTGACCGGCGGCTCTGGCAGTGGATGTTGGAGTGCGGACAGGGATACCGCATTGTTCTCCCTGACAAGGGGTACAACGGCAACTACCCGGACGAAACGCCCCTGCTGGTGGACGTTCCTGACCCGGACATGGCGTATGTGATTTACAACTCCGGCATCGGGCACAAGCCCATCGCCAACGTTCTGCACATCCCACGCAATTATCAGAATGACCTGAACGACCTGATTTGCGTGTATACGCCAAACCAGTACTTTGAAATCGACAACGGCAAGGTTACAAAGTCTGAGAATCACTCTCTTGGAATGCTGCCGATGGTCGAATACAAGCTCAACCCGGAGCGCATGGGCTTGTTTGAACCGGCTATCCCTGTGTTGGATGCCATCAACGACCTTGAAAGCAACCGTTTGGACGGCGTGGCACAGTTTATTCAGTCCATCATGGTGTTTACAAACTGCCTTGTGGACGAAGAAGCCTTAAAAGCTGTTAAGGCTATGGGTGCAATGTGCCTGAAGTCATCTTCCGGTCAGCCAGCTTCGGTCGCACAGCTTGCAAATGAGCTTGACCAGCAGCAGAGCCAGACCCTTCTTGATTCCATGTTGAACGTGTACCGCAGCCTGACTGCCATGCCTAGTGCCACTGGCAGCGAGAACGCAACGTCTGACAACGTGGGCGCAGTCATCGTCCGTAATGGCTGGAATCACACAGAAGCAAGGGCGCAGCAGTACGAGAATATGTTCAAGTACGCTGAACGTCAGAGTCTGTCTGTAATGCTGAAAATCCTGCGTGAAACGGCTGGTTCTAAGCTGATGGCAAGCGACATCAACATTAAACTGCCACGCAGACAGTACGATAACCAGCAGAGCAAGGTTCAGATTTTTGCACAGATGTTGCAGCAGACCATTGACCCGCAGCTGGCGTTTACCACACCCGGTCTGTTCCCTGACCCGCAGGCTGCTTACGAAATGAGCAAGCCCTTCCTGATTGCCGCTGGCAAGCTGGGCGAGGACGGGAAAGCACCGAAGCCACAGAAACAGCCCGCAGACCATATTGCAGGCAACGGCAAAATGGTTGGCGAACAGGCCGACGCAAAGAACGGAGGAGAAAAATGAATTTTGCAAGTGCTTTGTTTGCTCTTAAACGAGGGCGCAAAATTAAGCGTCATCATTGGACTGGTTATTGGTGCTTGGGGTCTAAAGATTCTAAGAAACCTTATGTCGAGATGCACTGCTACGATGGCAAGATTGTAAATCTTGCTGATTCAGAAGACATTCTGTACACCATGGAAAATATGGCGTGTGACGACTGGGAAATCGTTGATGAATGGAAGTAAAGGCTCTTGCCTTTGCATATTCCGGCAGGGAAGCCGGGATATAAATTTCGCAGCGTTGCAGGGAAGCAACGGTAAAAAAACGCAGGAGGAAATTAACAATATGAACTACAAAGCGTTACTTGGTGATGCCTACAAAGAGGGCATGACCGCCGATGAAATCATTTCTGCGCTGGAAAAGGTTGCAGACCCTAACGCAGAGGTCGAGAAGCTGCGCAACGCCGTGACGAAAGCCAACGGTGAAGCTGCCGAGTACAAGAAGCAGCTCAAAGCAAAGCGTACCGATGACGAGAACGCCGCACAGGAACAGGCTGACAAACTGGCAGAGATGCAGAAGCAGATTGAAGCCCTGACTGCCGACAAGGAAAACCTCGTCAAGGAAAAGACCCTTGCATCTTACCGTGAGAAGTTCGTTGCACAGGGTTATGACGCTGAACTGGCTGGCAAGGCTGCATCTGCACTGGCTGACGGTGACATGGACAAGGTGTTTAAGTTCCAGTCGGAGTTTATGACTGCCCACGACACCGCATACAAGGCTTCTCTGCTGAAGGATATGCCCACGCCTCCGGGTGCGGATGGTAATGGTAACAGCGCAGATAGCGCGGGTGTTGCCTTTGCTAAACGCTTCGCACAGGAGCGTGCAGACGCAAACAAGGCATCGAGTGACGCAATGACTGCTTTCCATTAAGGAGGAAAACATGAAGTACACCAATACTCCGGTATCGGCTCCTGAAAGCACTATTCTGGCTGCTGATACCTATGTTGCCATTCCCTTTACCGTCAAGGAGACCAACGCTGTTCCGGCTGGTTATCCTATGGCAAAGACTGGCCTGAAAGCCGCTGCCACTACTGGCACAAGTGCTGCTGATGCGGCTACCGATGCCATTGGCATTCTGCTGCACACCGTTGACCCTGCCGTCAACCCCAATGGCGCACTGCTGATTCAGGGCGTTATTGATGTGGACAAGGCAAAGCTGTCCGGCTTTACCTATTCTGCAAACGATATTGCCGCTCTGAAAAAGGCTGTTCCCGCCGTTTTCTGCCGTACTGATGTTGGCGCAAAGAGCGAGTAAGGAGGACTAAATTATGGCACTGAATCTGAATGAAATCTTCTCCCCCGCTGCGATTGCCGCCTATTGGACGAATGACCCGACCAATGCGCAGCCTTATGCTTCCGATGCCCTGTTCCCTGCTCGGAAGAAAGTCAGCATGGAACTGAAGTGGCTGCGTGGCCACAAGGGCGTTGGCGTTTCGCTGAAGCCTAGCGTTTTCGATACCAAGGCTACGTTCCGTACTCGTCAGGGCATCAAAATGACCGAGACCAATATGCCGTTCTTCCGTGAGGGCACTCACATTGACGAGGAAGACCGCCGCAAGATTATCTCTGTTCTGGCTACTAATCAGGAGTTTGCGGCAGACGTTATCAATCGTGTCTACGATGATACCGCACAGCTTATTACCGGTGCTCGCATTGTGCCTGAGCGAATGGTGTGGCAGCTTCTGGCTCCTAAGACTGGCAAGCCCGGCATCTCTATTGAGTCCAACGGCGTGAGTTACGTCTACGATTATGACCCGGACGGCACTTGGCAGCAGTCCAATTACAAGGCTCTGGCCACTAAGGAGAAGTGGGACGCTCCCACCACCGCAACCCCCATCGCCACGATGACCACTGCCGCAAACACCGTGCTGGCAAACACTGGTGAGATTATCACCGATGCCTACATGAACACCAACACTTTCCACAAGATGATTGCTGCGGATGAAATCAAGAACCGGTTCCTGACGGTTATGAAGACCGCCACCGCTGTGCTGGTTGATTCCGAAGCACGTTCTGTTATCGAAAGTGCATCCGGCATCCGCATTCACCTGTATGACAAGATGTTCAAGCCGGAAGAGACCTCTGCTGCCGAGAAGTATTTGCCTGATGGCTATGTTGTGCTGGCTCCTTCTGGTTCTCTGGGCAATATGTACTATGTTGCCACCCCTGAGGAAGCCGACCTGATGGCTGGCATCTCCAACGCACAGGTTTCCGTTGTGAATACTGGCGTTGCTGTTACCACCGAGCAGACCGTGCATCCTGTCAACACCAACATCTACGTCTCCGAAATCGTCCTGCCGTCCTTTGAGCGCATGGACGCTGTGTACTGCATCAAGGCTTACTAAGGCGAAAGGAGGAAAGCAGCATGGGAGACCAGTATTCCGAAGCGGCAGTCAAGCTGGGGCAGTACATCGCCCCTGCACTTAACCGTGAAATCACGGACGAGGACTACTCACTCTTCGACCTGCTGCTTGATTTCGCTAAAGACAAGATATTTGCGCAGGGCTACCCTTTCGGCAACAGACCGGACGAGTTACCCTCGCAGTATCAGTCGTTGCAGATACGCATTGCAGCGGAACTGTACAACCACATCGGCGCAAACGGACAGACGAGCTACACCAACAATGGCATTACTCGTGTGTGGGAAAGCTCTGATGTGGCGCAGTCCCTGTTGAATGAAGTGGTTCCGAGAGTAGGTGTTATCGGCTGATGTTCAATGGAAGCCCGCTGGATAAACGACCGTTGTGGTATTCAAACCCGGTCGGCGATAAAACGCCTGTTGTGGACGAGTGGGGAAACGAGACTGGCGAATCCGCATACAAATCGTGGAGCGAACCCGCAAAGCTGATGCTGAACGTCAGCCCGCCTACTGGTTCTGCGGAAGCAAACCCTTTCGGCGCGTTCACGGATTACAGCTATATTGTCAGCTCGTCTAGCAGGAAGCATAACACACCGCTTTATGAAGGCACACATGTCTGGTTTCAGACAGACGTTTCAAAGCCCTTCAATTACACTGTGGTCAAAGTCGCAGAGCATATTACAGACACGTTATATGCACTGAAAGAGGTGGCTGCAAGTGAAAATTAAAGTGAGGTTGAGCGATGCCGGACTTCGTGATGCGGAACGTCAGATACAGAAGTACAAGACCACCCTGAACAAAAAGGCACAGGAGTTTGCAAAGGCGTTGGCTGATAAAGGACTTGATGTGGCGAAAGTTCGTTTTGCGAACGCAGAATATGCTGGTAGCAACGATGTCTCTTGCCGTGTTGAACAAAACGGAAACACCTGCACCATCATTGCAGAGGGCAAGGCAGTTGCCTTTATCGAGTTCGGTACTGGCGCACATCACAACGGATATGGCGGTGAACTACCGCCCGGTGTCGGTGCGCATGGCTCCTACGGCAAAGGGCAAGGTGCAAACCGCAGATGGTACTACTACGGCGAATCTGGCAATGCTGGCACGCCTGTCAAACAGGTGGATGGCAAAGGCCAGTTGAATTACACTGACGGCAACGAGCCAGCTATGGCTATGTGGGGGGCTGTTGAGGAAATGGCTTCTCAGGTTGAAGCAACGTGGAGGGAGGTTTGGAATAGTTGATTGATTATTTCAATTCTATCTTCACGGTTGTTGCTAAGGAGCTGCGAAAGCAAGTTCCTGGCATCTTCGTTACTGGTGAAATCAATGACAGCAATGTCAAGAAGTTTCCGTGTGTGCAGATAGAGGAAAACAACAATCTTCCTGTGCACATTGATTCTGCTGGTCACAGCAAGTACGCTGCCGTTTCCCTGCGTGTGCGGGTCTACTCCAATAAGGACACCGGGCGCATTGCAGAAGCACGTTCCATCGTTGGCATCGTGGATTCCATTCTCGAACCAATGAAATTTTATCGCAAATCGTTTGCCCCGTTGAATGGGCTGTACAACAATTCCGTCTATCGGATTGATTGCAGCTATGGGGCAACAATCGGAGAGGACGGAATGATTTACCGAAACTAAGGAGGTAAACATTCTATGAGTACTGCTATCTCCGGTCTGAATACCACCCTGTATTGTGGCGACAGCGCAACCGCTCTGACGAAGCTGTGCGACATTAAGGATGTGCCCGACCTGATCTCTGAGCCGAACCTTCTGGATGCCACCACTCTGTCTGACCCCATGCAGGTCAACATCTTTGGCATCATCCAGAGCGATACCAAGTCTTTCACTGCCAACTACAACAAGACTGACTACAAGAAGGTCAAGGAAGCTGGCTACGATGAGACTTCCGAGAGCAACACCGTGAAGTATTACGCCCTGAAGATGCAGGACGGCTCTGGCTTCACTTGGCAGGGTATGCATCAGGTTGGCTTGTCCGGCTTTGGCGTGGACGAGGTTGTGGAAATGACCATCAACTGCATCTTCACCAAGAAGCCTGAGTTCAGCGAGGCCCTGACTGTCAACGGCGGCTAAACCGCAAAAATCGAATCAATCAAACCGGGCAGAACTGAACAACTGATTTGGTTCTGCCCCTATTTATAAAGGAGAGCATTTATTATGGCTGCTAAGGTTATCAATTTTCATTCCCCCGATGGCAAGAACACTTACGAGCTGACTTTCACCCGTGACAGCGTGGAAGCCACCGAACGCGCAGGCTTTCAGATTGGCCAGTACACCCAGATGACCAATCTGCTGTCAAACTCCCGTGCTCTGTTCTACGGCGCTTTCATCGCGCGGAACAAGGGTATTAAGCGCAAGGTCGTGGATGAGATGTTCCAGCACATCGAGGATAAGGAAGACCTGATGGGCGTTCTGCTTGAGATGTTCATGGACGCTTCCAAGTCCCTGCTGGCAACTGACACTGAGGACAAGACCGCAAAAAACGCAACGTGGGAGATTGTGTAACCGCACAATCTCAGGAGGCAAACGGAGAGGGGGAGCTATTCTCCTTCTCCAAGCTGTTCCACGATGTAGAAGCCTATTACATCTCCATTGGCATGACCTACGACCAGTTCTGGTACGGCGATGTCTGGCTAGCGAAGGTCTACCGTGACGCAGAGGAGCTGCGGGAACGCAGAGCCAACGCAGAAGCGTGGAGAAATGGCTTTTACATGGCATCTGCGCTTTCCTCTACGGTTGGCAATATGTTCCGAAAGAAAGGGTCTAGCCCCATCAAGTACATGGATAGACCGATTCCCCTTACCCAAAAGGAGAAAGACGAGTATGAATACCAACGCGCAGTTGAGGCGCAGGAGCGAATCAAGAGAATGATGTTCTCTATGATGGAAAGTGATGGTGGTAGTGATGGCTGATGTTGATATTACGAGCTTATCCGTAGAGATTTCTGCGGAATCGCAGGGTGCAGAGCTTAATATCGACAAGCTCGCTACCGCCATTTCTAATTTGAGGACGAAAGGCAACGTGGCAAAGGTTTGCAGTAGTCTTGATAAGTTATCTGCTTCTATTTCCGCTCTTAAATCCGCATCTACTGGGCTGGACGGTCTTGGCAAAATCACGTCTTTTATGAACGGTCTTGCTAATGTAGACCTTACTCAAAGCGCAAAAGGCATCCGCTCTGTTGCTAATGCTTTGAACAAAATTTCGTCCGTCAATCTTGGAAACATGGATTTTTCCGGACTTGGCAATAAGATGAACAGCTTGAAGAACGGCCTTTCCCCTATTTCTTCTATTAGCGATTCTTCCATTAAGAGTTTGCGTGGCGTAAGCAGTGCAATCAATTCCATTGCTAAAATCCCAAGCATCACAAAGAAGCTGGACTCTAAAACGCTTGATGATTTTGCTGAAGTTTGTAAGAAAGTGGCATCCGCTATTTCTCCGCTCGCTTCCAAGCTGGACAAGGCGGGCCGTTCTTTCTCTTCGCTTCCGTCTAAAATTAAAAGCGCTATCAATTCGACAACCCGCTTTTCTTCGGCAAACTGGAAAGCAAGTACTAGTCTTTCGAGCTTGGCAAGCCAGTTAGAAACCATCAAAAAACGTGCAGCACAGCTAGTTTCTCTGAAAGCTATTGCCACTTACCTTGCTAACGCTGTTGCAAAGTTTAATGATTTCTACGAAGCGACAGACTTGTTCAACAACGCAATGGGCGAGTTAAGCGTCCAAGCAACTGAACTTATCAATAAAATGGAGTCTCTGCTTGGAATCGACCCTACAGAAGCGATGACAAACATTGCAACAATTCAAAGTCTTGCTACTTCGTTCGGCTTGGCAAGCGATAAAGCGTACATTCTTTCCAAAAACTTGACGCAGCTTGCTTATGATGAATCGTCCTATTGGAATAAAGATACTGCTACTACCTTTACCGCGATTGCTTCTGCTATCTCTGGAGAACTTGAGCCTATTAGACGCTTAGGCGTTGACCTGTCTCAGGCGCGGTTACAGCAAGAACTTCTTGCTTTGGGCTTTAACAAACAGGTTTCTAGTCTGTCTCAGGCAGATAAGGCAGTTCTGCGTTACATTGCCATTATGAAGCAGACTGCGAACATTCAAGGCAACCTTGCACAGACCATTAGTAGCCCTGCCAATATGGTACGTATCTTGAAGTCTGAAATTTCGCAGCTTGCAAAGGCTGTTGGCCAGCTTCTTTATCCTGCATTTAAGGCAATTCTCCCTGTTCTGATTGCAGCAGTTGACCTTATCAAAGAATTTGTTGTTTCGCTTGCATCTGTGTTTGGGCAGAAAATTGAATTTACCGATTTTAGCAAAACACAAAAAGATATTGGTGGCGTGACCGATGCTATGGATGACACTGCCGATGCTACGAAAGCAGCAGCGAAAGCGGCTAAAGATTACACGATGGGTTTTGATGAACTAAACATCATTGACCCTTCGCAAAACTCCGGTTCTTCCGGCTCCGGCAGCGGCGGTGCTACTGGTAATTTACTTGGTGATGTTGACCTCTCTCAGTATGATATGTTCAAAGATTATGCCGGAAGTGCTGTTGACGAAATTAAGGAGAAGTTAAAATCTCTTAATTCTTTCCAAATCGGAACCCAAATCGGTGAACAACTAAATAAACTTATGGGCATGATTTATGATGCCATCCATTCCATTGATTGGGCCTCGCTTGGAGCGTTTTTTGCAGATGGCGTTAACGGACTTGTAGATTCTGTAGACTGGGACTTGTTTGGCCGATTGCTTGCGGACAAATTCATCATTGAGTTTGAGCTTCTTGGCGGTTTTCTGTCTCAGCTTGACTGGACATCTATGCTTAACGCCTTTATTGATGGCTTTTCTGGATTTTTTCACGAACTTTCAGATTGGATAGCAACAGTAGATTGGATTGGCGTTGGGAAGCAATTAACTGATAAGCTTTCCGATGCTCTTCAAAATGTTGATATTGAAAAGCTTGCAAGAGTTCTTTTTAACTTTATCACTGATAGCATTAACGCTGTTTCTGATTTCTTGGCTGGCACAGACTCTTACCAGCTCGGTCAAGACCTCGTTGACTTTGCTATTAGAGCCGTTACTTCCGTAGATTGGGCCGGGCTAGCTCAAGCTATCGGTCGTTTCTTTGGCGAAGCGTTTATTGAAGCGCTCGATTTCATGGGTGGTCTGGTTTCCCGAATTGCCGATTATTTTGAAAAGAAAGTGGCAGAGGGGCCGTTCGATAATGTTGGCCTGAATATCGTCTACGGTATTTATTACGGCATTCAAGACGCAATCACGAATGTTGCTTCTTGGATTGTCGAAAACGTGTTCAATCCGTTTATCAATGGCTTTAAGTCTGCCTTTGGAATCAATTCCCCATCCACCGTAATGGCCGAACAAGGCGGCTACATTATCGCAGGATTGGAAAAAGGCATTACGGACGCTATTTCTAGTGTAACCGAAACCACTAAGAAAATTCTTTCTGCAATTAAAAGCACGTTTGATAATTTCAGCCTTTTGAGTATCGGAAAAAATATCGTGGACGGTCTTATTAAAGGCATCAATCAAGGCATTGAAACCGCTAAGAAAACAGTTGGTGGTCTGGCAAAAGCTATTCTTGACAAGTTCACTGGCGATTTGGACATCAACTCTCCTTCTAAGGTGTTCTTTGATTATGGTAGCTATATTGTTCAAGGCCTTGCGAACGGCATAACCGGCGCTCTCGGTTATGTCAACGATGCTATGAATAAACTCGTAGACGCCACCAAGCTCAAGGGCGAAGAAATGGCGAACTATGGCATTGACTGCGGCACAAGCTACGTCAACGGCATCATTTCCGGGCTAGACTCTAAGTGGGCCGAACTCGATAACAACCTCAAGACCGACTTCTTCGGTACGGTGCAAACTTTCATTCAGGCTGCGCAAAGTGGCGATTGGAAAACAGTTGGCACTACCATTGCCGCTAGCATTTGGGGCGCTATGGGCGATGAGCAGCGTAAACGCGTCAAGTCCGTTGCAAGCGATTTGCTTGGCAGACTGAGCAAAGAACTGAAAAGCCAAGCTTCTTCTTTGCTGAATACAGCCGCTACCATTGGCAAAAATCTGGTAAGCGCACTGACTCAGAACTTCGGAAAGGTTTCCTCTGAAACTCAGACGATGCTTTCTGGTATTACGCAGGCTTTCGGAAACGTGAAGTCTCCTCTCGCAACGGCAGCTAAAGCCATCAGTGCGGCGCTCTCTGGTGGTTTACTCAGCTCTTTCCCGACGATTTTTGCCGGGTTTGCAAGTCTGGTAAGCACCATCGGAACCGCAGTGGCAGGAATGCTTTCTGCTGTGGGTGCTGCCCTCAGTGCTACGATTTTTGGCATTCCAGCTGGCATCGTGGCCCTTGCCGCCGCCGCAACCCTTGGAGTTGCGATTGCTGGCATCGTGTCGAAACTTGGCGGCAGCCGGTCTACCGGCAGTTACAGCGATACATCTCAGTACGTCGGAAGCTCCAGCTATAATTCCTCGACGTCTAGCTCTTCTTACAGCGGAACCTATTCTGCGGCCGGAGGAAACTCCGAAGAGATGAGAGATGCTGTGTACAACGGCTGCTACAATGCATTCCTCGACATCTGGCAGCGGTATGGAGAAGAAATCTCTGATGGAAGAGATGTGAGAGTGTACCTTGATGGTAAGCAGCTCACCGCTTCTGTTGAAAAAACCCAGAAAGAACGTGGTGTGTCTATTATGGGTACTGAAGTTTATTCCTATTAAGAAAGGATGGTTCAGATGGCTAATATTCCTGCACTGGTTACGGTGAATGGCGTAGAGCTGCCGGAACCATCCTCTTATGAGGGAACGACTAGCACGATCGTGGACTCTGGCCGAAATGTTCAGGGTAAAGTCGTTGGTTCTGTCGTTCGGCATGATGTAGCAAAGGTCTCCATGTCATGGAACTACCTCACCGCGCGGCAGTGGGCCGACATTTTGAGCCTTTTTACCACGAATTTTTACTGCACTGTTAAATTCTATAACCAAGCCACAGCCGGCTATACCACCCGTCAGATGTATGTCTCCGACCGCACCGGCGGCATGTGGCGTAGAGGGCCGAAAACCGGTGGCGTGATGGGATGGACAGGGTGCAAACTTTCTCTTGTGGAGGTATGACACATGGTTGAAGTCTCCGATAAGTGGAAAGAAAAATTTAATGAAACCCTCGTACCGGAATCTTTTGTAGAGATTACCTTTGGAATCACTGAGCCGGGTATCAACAAAAAAGCTACCATCGTCACGTCATCGGCAGCCCCGTTCTCCACCTTTCACAGTATTGCGCTTTCCAATAACGCTTCCATTTCGAGGTATTCCACAGGAGAACTTAATCTCACTGTTCTTGACGGAAGCTGTGACATTGTTCCTTCTTCCCCTCCTTATGGAACTACCGGTTTTTTGAGCGCCAAGATTTTTGACGATTCAAACCATCCTGTTATCCGGCTTGAGCTTCCGAGTGAGAGCAAGTCCTCGATTCCCGGCGTTTCAATTTGCTGGTCTACGGTATTTGAAGAATACGCTACAGATTTTTCGGTCAGCGCATATCTTGGGACTAACAGGTTAAAAACTGTGACCGTAAATGGAAACAAATCCGTCCGTTCTGATGTTGATGTAGAGCTTTCTGGATTTGATGCCGTAGAGATTGAGGTGCTGAAGTGGTGTCTCCCTAACCGCCGAGTAAGGGTCGAACAAGTGAAAATCGGAAGGTATCTGGTGTTTGACAAGACCAAAATCTTGTCCTACAGCCATTCTTCTGCAAGAGACCCTATCTCCGGGCAGCTTTCTCAGGAGTCGATTTCCTTTAGCCTTGATGACAGCGACCGTACATGGGACTCTGTGAACCCTCAAGGAATTTACAAGTACATCTATGAGCGCCAGCCTGTCGCTGTTCGTTATGGAATGGATGTTGACGGAAAGACCGAATGGGTGAGCGGAGGAATGTTCTTCCTGTCGGAGTGGAGCGTTCCCTCTAACAGCATTGAGGCGTCCTTTCAGGCGCGAGACGCTTTCCTGTATCTGTCCAGCACGAAATACACCGGAAGAAAATACGGCACGCTCTATGAGATGTGCTACGATGCACTGGAGCAGCTCGAGGCAGACGGAATTACAGCAGAAATCTCTGATGAACTGAAAGACTACTCTACGGACATCACAAGCGATGGGTCTTCTTATCACAATTCCGATATTTTGCAGCTTGCGGCAAACGCTGCCGGAATGGCTCTGTACCAGACTCGCGATGGCGTGATAAAGATTAACCGTGTGTACGGTTCTGTCGCCTCTGACTCGGTATTGGATATTCCGGTGCTGAACAATTATTCTTGGCCGGAAATCACCTTTGCTCAAAATATGCTCAATGTAGTGACCACCGCAGGTGGCGTTACCTACGCTTATCCCGAAAGCCCTTCGGGCAAAGGCGTGAGTCAGACTCTGAGCAATGTTATGCTCACAAAAGACATCCTTGCAAAATCCAGAAATGCCCTTACGGAGTCTTATGGAGTCCTTTCCAATCGTCGCAAGGCTTCTCTTACTTATCGGGCAAGCCCTATCGTTGACGCTCTTGATATGGTAAAGATTCACCATCAGTTCAATTACGATGCCGTCTTGCTGGTGACTAATGCAAAATACACCTTTAATGGGTGCTTCAAAGGCACTGTAGAGGGGTACATGATGGCAGATGCTCAGGCTTTGTCTCTTGACCATACCAGCGAACGGCTTGACTGGGGTGATTCTGTTGTTCTTTCCGCTACCCTGTCCCCCGCTACCATTGATTCTCCCAAAATCAACTGGGCAGCTTCTCCCGAAGGAATCGTCTCTCTTCACGTTCTGACAAACGCAGAGGGAAAATCCACTTGTCAAGTCAAGTGGAACTCTCCGGGCAAGGCTGTTGTCACTGCCTTTGTGGGCAACGTCTCCGCGAAATGTTCTTTCATTACAACATCGTACAACCTGTTTGATATTGCAGAGGGCGACACCGTCCTTATGGACGAGGGCGGCAACGTGGCTGAGTTCATCGTTGCGAAACACGACTACGAAAGCGAGCTGAATGGAGCCGGACGAACTCTTCTGGTTCGAAAACACTACGCGGCTATCATGGCTTGGGATTCTACATGGTCTACTTACGCCAGTAGCAGCGTAAACAGCTGGCTCAACAACGAATACTTCAACTCGTTCAGTTATGCTCAAAAGCAAGCTATCAACAAGACAACCATCTACTACACCCCGGGCTTCTCCGATTCTTACTGTAGCTCTGGTAGTAGCAGGGTATCCACGATGGCCGAAAGTGTTTTCCTTCTTTCCAACCATGAGTTTGGATACGACACGGAAGGCTCTGATGCTCCGAATTGGACAACTAGCAGCCCGAGCTATAAGCACAACGAGGGGACTCCCCTGCAAAATGCATCTGAAATCCTGAAGACAATGCTTGCCTCCGACATGGAAGGTTCTGAGAGAGGACGTTCTATCTGGACAAGAACTCCCTACCTGTACTCGCTTCAGATGCTCTATGATATTGCTGGCACAAGCTCAAGCGCAAACAAGTACTGGCGACCTCTGTTGGTCAGCAAACTTGTAGACGCATACGCTGTGTATGATTCTATGTTACAAGTGAATGCTAACGCAGAGACGATTTCTTACGCTACGAATGACGAGGGTCCTCGTAAATATGACAATGTCGTTCACCCCGCATTTACCGTCCCAAAGTCTCTTTCCATTGACGCTGACGGCAAACTGATTTTTTAAGAGGTGATTGTATGGCAAAGTGGATTACTGACCGGACGCAGGCAGATGTAGACCGGGTAAAAGAACTGACCGCAAAGGCAAGAAGTGGCACATGGACAGAGGAGGAGCAGAAAGAATGGGCCTCCGGCATGAAAGGAGCGCTCAGCTACACTGACTATGCACGAATCGAACAAGGCATGAAAGAGCTTGCTGACATTGTCGGAGCGAAACTTCCTATCGACCCGATTTCGGTCGTGACGGCGCTTAATACTTCCGGAAAAATCCCTGCATGGGATACTTATCCCGCCAAGTCCGAGTTTTTCATGCCGCTGACTGTTAAGAAAGCGGGCCTGCCGCTCCGCTCGCTGGGATTCCGCGTCAAGGGCTATATGCCGGGAAAAATGCGCACCGTCTTACGCAAGTACGGCACCGAGACCGCTCTGGTAGACAAGTCCATCGACCTTGTCAAAGGCTACAACGATGTAGTGCTGGACATGGGCAACATCGTGTTGGAAAAGGGTGTCGAATACCAGCTCTATTTCGCCGCCGCCAACAACTTCTATCCGCCCTCTGTCGAGCCATCTTGGGTCGTAGCAAACGACTACATCGACATTGCACATGGCAGCGCCTACTATGGCGATGACGTCAAAATGATTTTTTCTGGAACAATCACTTTCGCCGGAACGTCTACTCCCGAATGGGGGCCGAACAGCTATCTTACCACAGAGGACGCCAATCGTTGGATAGCCAGCGTGAAAGCCATTCGCTCAAAATGCAGCGGAACAAGCTCTACTCCGGATGTGCCGAAATCCCTTTCTATGAAATTCGGTGTGATAAATCAGGTCGAAAAGATACTTTCTGACATCGAAAGTATAGCCAAAGATTATACGCTTTACTGCTCCGAGCCAATTTGTGGAGGTGAACCTTACTATGCGGTTTATTGACCGAAAAGCAAAATACCCGGGCCGTTGGACTATGAAAAAGTCAGACGGCACGTCTGAGGTCGTCACTCTTGTCCGAAATGATGAGCCCATCGTGGAAGGCACTCCCATGAACGCCAACACACTGAACACTCTTTCAGATGTTGCTGGCGCAGATGTGGCCAGAGCCGCCGCAGAACGAAGTGCCGCTTTGGCTTCTTCTTCGGAAGCGAACGCAAAAGCCAGTGAAGCTGCGGCCGGAAAAAGCGCATCTGCTGCATCTTCCAGCGCAAGCGCTGCATCGAACGATGCAAAGGCAGCAGGTGCGAGCGCAAGTAAGGCTTTGGCTAGCGAAAAAGCAGCTTCGTCCAGCGAAAAGGTTGCAAAAGCCAGCGAGGAAGCAGCGGAAAGAGTTCTGGCCTCCATCCCCGATGAATACACGGAAATGCAGACAAAGCTCCAGGATTCCTTCGTGGTCATCCGTTCCTTACAATTTGAGCTGGATGCCCTGCGTAAACAGCATGAAGCGGATGCGTTTTTACTGTCGGCGCTGGTCAACAGTTGCCTGAAGGAGCGCACCGTGAGCCTGAGCACCGAAAGTGGGGTCGGCCTGACCACGGAATCGGGAGCGGCGCTTGAGTGCGTAGCTTTGGTATCTGGTTGTGCCAGCGCATGACCTGTAATAAAAGAAAGGAAGCGAACCTATGGCAAAAATTACGGAACTGCCGAGCCTTTCGGCAAAAAATGTGAACCCGGCCAGCAATCTCCTCCCTGTGGTGGCAGGAAACCAGACAGACCGGGCAACTCTGAACGACCTGCTAGAGGGCTACTTTAATCGGGGAGCTCTGACGAGCGGAAGCGCCGCAGCGCTAAAAAACTGCTTGCCTCGGTTCAAATACCTCGGCACCAGCGTCACGAGCGAGCAGTGGGCCGCTATTCAAAATGGCACCTTCGATGGGCTGTTCCTTGGCGACTACTGGACTATCAACGGCGTGGACTACATCATCGTCGCTTTTGACTACTGGTTGAGCACCGGCGACACGCCTTGTACCAAGCACCATGTCGTGGTCATCCCGCGGAACAATCTGTACACCTACAAGTTCAATTCGACCAACACGACCAAGGGCGGCTATGTTGGCTCTGACCTGTACAAAAACGGTCTGACGCAGGCAAAGACCACCATCAACAGCGCGTTTGGCTCCGCGCACATCCTGAGCCATAGGCAGCATCTGGTGAATGCCGTCACCAACGGAAAGCCCACTGGCTCCGACGGGTACGACAGCACGGTGGAGCTGATGGACGAGAACATGGTCTATGGTGGCAGACAGTTCAGCCCCATGCCGGACGGCACTGACCCGTTGAGCACCTGCCGTAACTACACCATCGACAAATCGCAGCTGCCTTTGTTCCACCTTGCCCCGTGGCTGATCTGTAACGGGCACTGGTATTGGCTGCGAGACGTCGTCTCGGCAGCCAGTTTCGCGCGTGTCTCCGGCACCGGCGTTGCGGACTGCAGCCTTGCCAGCAACGCCGGTGGCGTTCGTCCCGTCGTCGGGCTGATCGGCTGATCGAACATCCTGCGGGCTTGTACCGCAGGATTGAAACAACCCAAAAGGAAAGGACATCACATGGAAAAAGAAATAAGAACATGGGCGGTTACGCTGGCTGATGGGACAAAGCTCGAAAAGCTGACCCTGAACAACGGCGCAAACACGTTCCACTCTCCCACGGAGATTACTAGGAGCATGTTCGACGGAAAGCTGTCGGAAGTCCACATTGCCGCCAGCGATGGCGATATGACCGAGTGTGCTTACCCGGACACCCTGCACGATGCAGAGCTTGTGCAAATCATGCAGCCTGCTGACACCCCGGACGGAACGTGGCAGTTTATCTTGCGGGAAATTCCAGAGGGCGAAGCCGCTAAAGCCAAAGCAGAAAAACGCTTCACATCGTTGGAAGCGGCGAACGACGACCTTGTGCTCATGATGGCTGATTTGATTGGAGGCTAAAATATGAAGACGCTGAACAACCTGAAACTCCGCATCATGGTGCGGGCGTTCCGCATCCGGCTGAACAACGGCGAAGCCTTTGAGGACATCGCGGCGGATTACCCCGCCCTGACCGCTGACGACCTGGAAGCTATCAAAGAAGCCCTCGGGCAGTAAGGCGGCGCGGAATGAAAGCATTTTTTGAGTTTATTTTCAAGCTGCTGGCAGCCCTTTCCCACGCGGCTGGAGACAATGCAGAGGAGCCGGACGCCCCCGCTCCTGAAAAAGTGTCCACTGTGGACACCCAGAGCGCTGCTCCTCCCGGGTGGGAGGGCGCACCGCCCTACCGCTACATCGACGTGAGCCGGTATCAGGGCAAAATCACCCTCAACGGCTGGCGCAAGGTCAAAGCGGCAGGCTACAAGGGGGCCATGCTCAAAACGGTATCCACCAATAAAAAGCTCTCCAAGCGGGCAGACGGCCTGTACATCGACCCGACCTTTGAGACCAACTACCGCAACGCCCGGGCTGCCGGGCTGGACGTGGGCGTCTACTACTACACCTACGCCACCAGCGAGGCGATGGCCGATGCAGAGCTTGCCCTGCTGCGGCAGGCGGTGTACGGCAAGGAGTTTTCTCTTCCCATCTGCGTGGACGTGGAGGAAAACAAGCTCAAGCAGCTGTCCACGCTTGACCTGTCCAACCTTGCCGCTTACGCGCTGGAACAGGTGGAGCGGATGGGTTTTTACGCCCAACTGTACACCTACACCGGTTACAAGTATGAGCTGGACATGGCTCGGCTGTCTTCTCGGTGGGACGTCTGGCTGGCCGACTACACGGGCGAGCCGCCTGCTGTCACCTTTAAGTACAACTCCCACCAGCACACCAGCAAGGGCCGCGTGCCGGGCATCTCCGGCAACGTAGACCTCAACGTTACCACCCTCAACTACCCGAAAATCATCCGCAAGAAGGGTCTGACCCGTCTCCGGGAGGGCGCATGAGCGACGCAATCATCGTAGCACTCATCACTGGCGGCCTGAGCCTGATTGGCGTGCTTATCTCTAACAGCAGGGCCGCTCAAAACATGGACGCCAAGCTGGAAAAACAGCAGGCCATTACCGACACTAAGCTGGACGAGCTGACCCGGGAAGTTCGGACACACAACAATTTCGCTCAGCGCGTCCCGGTGCTTGAAGAACAGATGAAGGTGGCAAACCACCGCATTGCAGACCTCGAAAAAGAGAAAGGAGAGTAATACATGGTAACAATCAATAACATTTTGGGCGTCATTCCTGCCCCGGTGGCCCTCGTGCTCATGCTGGGCGGCTTCATCTTTTACGCCATGGGCTGCGTCCGGCTGGGCTATGGCGCAGCGGTAAAGCCGCTGGTGCTGGACCTCATCGAGCGGGCAGAGCAGGAGATTCAGGGGACTAAGCGCGGCGCAGAGCGCAAAGCGTGGGTCGTCAAGATGCTCCGTGCCGCCCTGAGTACCAGCAAATACGGCAGGCTCATCAGCTGGGCCATTACCGACGAGACCATCGGCACTGTGATTCAATTTTTCTTCGACCGCGCCCGAGCGGCGCTGGAAAAGCAGTAAGGAGATTATTATGGCAAGCACTACATACGAGCAAACGCCACGCTATTATTATGATCAGCGTGCGTACCCGATTTTGTGGCCCGCAGTGTGTGACCATTTTGCCAACGGCGGCAAAATGGGACATCCCCGTACCGTGACCGTTCGAGTGCGCAACGCCGGACAGCTGCCGCAGCCTTTTTGGCTCGGTGCTGCCTGTGGCGGCGGCTCGTGTAGTGCTGCCCGCTGCGCTGCAAGGACTTGACCGACAGCAGATGACCGTCGCCATCAAAAACGCACCGCTTGGGAGGGTAGACCGTAAGATAGCCTTACTGCGGTACGTTGAGCGGCTCCCGCTGCCGGACATTGCAGCACAGACACATTACAGCCGGACGGCGGTAGGCTACCGGCTGAAAGGCATTGAAAAAATGTTAAATGTGTGATATAATATTTTTACGAGCTGAGTGTATGTAGGACGCATGTTTAAGGCTGATTCTACAAACGCAACAAAGCGGCAGGCTATTCCAGAGCTTGCCGCTTTTCTTTTTGCACGAATTGTGGTATAATATACTTAACAAATCCACCCGGCCTCTCGAAGAAGCGCATTAGGGTGGATATTTGCCAGCTAGCCCCGTGCTTTATCTGGGAATGAAAAAAGCGGTTGCCAGATAGGCGCCGACCAGTCTCCCGCTCGCCTACTTATAGTGCGTACCATGCGGGAGACGCAATTTTGCCACTTCGGTGGCGGGGCGATTACTCGCTCACTTATAATCCATCAGCTTTAGGCTGGTGGATTTTGTTTTATTCGCACTAGTTTTGTCAAAAGCATTCCATATATTGGATGATGTGATATTTTAGCATTGCACTTCAATGTGTGCATCTTTACAGTTAAGCGCTCATGCGGATTTTTCCGCGTGGGCGCTTTTCTTTTTTTGTCCTTCGTTATACCTTCGTTGTCTTTCGCTTTTTGCTGATGCGGTACACTAAGAGCACAAGGAGGGATGTATTATGAGCTATTATCCGACACCCGGAGCACCTTACGTTCCGCAGCAGCCTGTCAATCCTTACGGCGGTATGGGCACGGTAGGACTTGCCACTTCCCTGCCAAACGCACAGATGCAACAGGCACAACCGCAGCGTCCGCAGCCGATGAATGGGCAACAGCCCGTTCAGCAGTCGGCACAAGACGGTGGTTGGCTACTGGGCAGACCTGTTTCCAGCAGGGAGGAGTTTTTGGCGATACCGTCTGACCTGTACGGCAGACCGACCTATTGCCCTGACCTGCGCAGCGGTGTGATCTACTGCAAGCGGCTCAACCCGGACACCTGCGAATCCTATGTACAGGAGTTTTACAGCCCGGAAGCGTGGCGGCAGATACAGGCGCAACAGGCGCAGCAGACCGCTGCACCGACACAGCAGTATGTGCCCATTGAAGAGTATAACGCCCTCGTCCACAGGCTGGATGAACTGGAAAAGTGGCAAAAGAGCTTTTCCAAGCCCACTGCCGCTGCAAAGAAAGGAGAATAACAATGTCCTCTCCGTTTGATGTGATTACGCACAGCCCCATCATGCAGCTTGCGAACCTTGCCCGTGCCGGACAGAACCCGATGGGGCTTATCCAGCAGTTGAGCGGGCAGAACGCACCCATCATGCAAGGCTTGAACCTGATTCAGGGCAAAAACGAAACGCAGCTCCGAACGATGGCGCAGAACCTCGCCAAAGAGCGTGGCATCGACCTGAATCAGCTGGCAAGCGCTCTGAACCTGACGCTGCCCCGGTAAAGCATCCCTCTAAGCGAAACGCTTCTCAGTTTTGCGGACTTGATAAAAACCGCTTTTGTTTGGCTTCGCCCACCGCACACGGCGGTGGGATGGCATAACGCAAAACTGAAAGGAGTTTTGTTATGGACGATTTTGCAACTGGTTATCTGGCTGGGCAGGACGGTGGCAATAACAACGGCGGATTTTTCGGCAACGAAGGTCTGTGGGCGGTTATCATCCTCGCCATCATCTTCGGCTGGGGTACAAACGGCTACGGTCGAAACGGTGGTGACAACGGCATGAACAGCTACATCCCCTATCTGGTCGGCACTGGCGCAACTGGTCAGGGTGGCGCAGATACTCGTGCGGCTCTGTCTGAAGGCTTCTACCAGCAGGACACTTCCCGTTCTCTGGCTGGCATTCAGAGCGGTATCTGCTCTCTGGGCTATGACCAGCTGGCGCAGATAAACGGAGTCAACGCCAACATCGCAAACGGCTTTGCGGGCGTGAACAGCGCCATCTGTCAGCTCGGCTACCAGAACGCACAGCTCGTAAACGGTCTGGAACGCAGCGTGTCCAACGGCGACAACGCCATCAGCCTCGCCATCATGCAGGAGGGCAACGCACGGCAGGCGGGTCAGACCGCACTTTCCACGCAGCTTGCATCTTGCTGCTGCGAGAACAAGCAGCTCATCGGCGACCTGAAGTACACCATTGCACAGCAGGACTGCGCTACCCGTCAGGCTATCGCAGACAACGCCCGTGCCATCGTGGACAACTGCAACGCCAACTTCCGCAGCATGATGGACTACTTCACGCAGGATAAGATTGCCACTCTGACCGCTGAGAACCAGAACCTGAAGTTCGCTGCTTCTCAGGATCGTCAGAATGCGCTTCTGACCACTGTGATGTCCCAGCAGACCGATACCATCCTGAACCGGGTCAATCCTCGTCCGATTCCCGCTTATCAGGTGGCAAACCCCAACGTGGGCGTGAACTGCTGCGGCTGCTGCTAACCTACACACTCCCCGATAACACCGGGTGAACCATCGGGGCAGGGGTAAGACACCTCTGCCCCTGATTTTTTAGGAGGAAAACATTATGGCTTGCAAAACAAGCTGCAAACTCTGCCCGCACTTGGTCATCAGTCAGGCGGTCACGTTTGCCAACGACACGCTGACCATCAATATCCCTGCTGGCGCATACCAGAACGGAGAGAAGTATTGTATCGTGGTTGCTCAGAGCTTGCCGGACACGACTACCATCAACGCCCCTGTGGTCATTACCATAGGTGCAGGCACGACCGCGTACCCTCTGACCGATTGCAACTGCGCTCAGGCAACCGCCGAGAGCATCCACACCCGCACCCGCTACGCTACCCGTGTGGCAACGTCTGCAACCGGCACCGGCACGTTTAAGTATCTTGGCTGCTTCTGCCGCTCCCACGCCGGTGCGCCTGCGTCCATTTCTTGAGGAGGTATAGATTATGGGCAAGAATAATTTTCGCCGCATGATGATGCTCCGCGACCACGACAAAGACCGTGAGCCGGAACGTGACCGCCTTGAGGAAGAGCGTGACCGCAGGGAACGTGAGCTGGAACGCCGTCTGCGTAAGCTGGAAGATGGCAGCGACCGCTATCCTTACTATCCGCAGGAGGAAAACCGCTACATTGACCCCTACCCTATCCCCCGCTACCCTGACGTAGAGTACGAGCGCAAGATGCCGCAGATTGGCTTCTCGCAAAACGGAGACTGGGACAAGCGGTCTGGGCAGTATGAGCATGGCGGTGCGGACAGCCGCTCCATCAAGATGCCACGCAAGCACCTTACCCACGATGAAGCAGAGGAATGGTGCGACAGCATGGTGAATGCTGACGGCACAAAGGGCTGTCACTGGACGCTGGAACAGACACAGGACGTTGCCAAACAGCGCAACATCACTTGTGACCCGAACGATTTCTGGGCTGTTATGAACATGATGTACTCGGATTATTGTCAGGTCGCAAAACGCCAGTCTGTTGACACTCCGGGCTTCTATGCTGACATGGCAAAGGCGTTCCTTGAGGACGCAGATGCCGCAGATGGCAAGGCATATCTCTACTGGGATTGCGTGACAGAGAAGTGAAACAAAAGAGGGGGTGTGCCCAAAATTGGACAGGCCCCCTCTTTATTTACTATCAGCACTGAAAATTCAGTTATGACCAGAGCGCAATTTTGCGCTTTGATAATTAGTGGCGAAAAATTCCGCCACTAAATCAGCCTAAATCAATCTGGTCTTTCGATGCTGCAACGGACAGGTTGTAGATGTACTCCCCTGCCGTGAATCCGTGCTTGCGTGCTTCTCTCGTAACGAACGTCCGCTCGCTGTCGCTCATAAGAATTGTGATTCGCTTGCTACGTTTGCCGTCACCCTTCTGCCCCTGATGGGAAGTGTAAGGCTGAATCTCCATCGTGCGCTTTGCATCGCTGACAGATAGGTTGGTAAGAGCAATCATAATCTGCTGGTTCTGCTGAACGATGGCTTGCAAGACTTCCGTGTTCTTCATCAGCACTTGCAAGATTGCATCGTTCTGCGCGTCAGGCTTGTTCTCCTGCTGGTTCATACTGTAAGAGCCAGTCTTGCGAAGCGTAGGAAGCACATCATGCGTTACCCATCTCTTAAAACGGCGAAGCTTCTCAATCCTTTCCTTGATTTCGATGGGGTACTCATCTGACACCCCATGATTATGCGCTTTTTGCGGCTGCATTGCAAAAAGAAGAGCATATAACCCGGATTCGTTGATAACAGTCACTGTTTGCTCACGCCCAAGAGAATCTTTGATTTTCAAGGAACGCTTATCGCAATCGTCAATTCGTCCGATGCTTCTATTTGGGTTCTTGTCTTGAAACGCATTACATACATCCCTACCGACAAACCAGTACTCTCCGTTTTTCACAAATGTTCTGATTGAGCCAAACTCTTCGTTCTTAAAGATTTGAAGTGCGTTTCTGTTATCCATCATATCCTCCATATTCAACTGTTTGGCATCTTCCACGCCGACCTCATACGCCTTGTAAGTGATGCGAGATAACGCTTCCGCAATCTCATAATCATCCTTATTGAGCGGACGACCATTGTTGTTTTTCTTGAAGTTTTCGAGAATCTCTTCTTTCGTTGCCGGAATGTTCATTGGCTTTACCACAAAAATCTTGCTTGTAATGCAACTATGAAGATGATATAATGGATTTATCACCCATAATCGCATGGAGTGTAATCCCTTAAACTGCCGGTGACCGCCAAGTTACGAACAGTTTAGGGGATTTTTTATTTTTGATGTTCAAGCCATTGCTGGACAGCTTCACGAACGGCTTCTCCCTTAGAAATGCCGTTTTTTTCGCAATAATCCGAAAGCTGTTTGTCAGTATTCACGTCCAAACGGACGCTTGTGCGAACACTGTTCGGGTTTTCCAGCTTTGGTCTTCCCATTTTTGCACTCATGCGTTCACCTCCACTTTTGAGCGCACATTAAGTATACTATTTGTGTGCTTAAAAGTCAATACCTACTACCGGAAGATACAGTTTGCAGGTATATCGTGTTTCACGACATACCTCAATCCTCCAAGAAATCTTCCAACTCAATCTTCCCATCTGCCGCAGCAGCAGCCAGAGCGTACACATACTGCCCGATGGTCATTCCGTGCCGTCTGGCTTCACGGTTGATATACTTACGTTCTTCCTCGCTCATAAGGATGGTAATGCGCTTAGAACGTTTGCCGTCACCGCTTGCAACGCCCTGATGCGATTCCGGCATCGGGATTTTTTTCTTTGTCAAGCCAGCTTCTGCAAGTGCGCCGGGAACATCTCCCTGTTCGATAAGACGTTGAACTTCTTTCGCTTGTTTCAGCTTCTTCGGCTTACCTTCGCCTAACACGGCATCATTTGGCTGTCTTTCGTTGTCTTTGGCTTGCTTCGGCTTAATACTGCTTAATTCCGCTTCACTTGGCTGTGCATGGCTGTCTGTGGCTTCACTGGGCTTAATCTGTGCTTGTTCGGCATTATTCGGCTTTGTTTGGCTTACTTCTTCTTCCTTTGGCTCACTTCGGCTTAATGGCTGTTCCGAAAAAACAGGCTGGAAGTCAAACCCGCCAAGCAAACCCGTGGATTTTTTGCTGGTTGACTTCATTCTTCTTCCTCCCAATCTTCATCAAGGTCAGGAACGGTCGGCAACGGCATCCAGTGAGTTATATTATGCGGCTTTCCGCTTTTGTCCCGCCATTCCTTAAAATCTTCTTCATAGCCTACAATTTCTACATCGTATTCGTCTTTGCTAAACCCGATAACGTATGGGTTTAGTTCATCTGGCATTTCATCTTCTGATTTCGCCCATTGATTATTTGCAAGTTCTTTCTGCCACTTTTTGCAATATTTTTCAGCTAGATACCACTGAGAATGAAACGCCATTTCTTTCTCTTTATCGGAAAGGTCATTAAATGAAAAACCAAAATTGATAATGTAGACTTGCTCCGTGTCATCAGAACAAGTTGCATTCAAAAGATGTGGGTACAAATCGCTCATTTTTCTTTCCCCTCTACAATCTTCTTTGCCAGCTCTTTGAAATCCTCTGCGCTGGTGCTCTTTGCCGTGTCACCGCTAAACAGGCTGTGACGTTCTGCCTGCGCCTTACGAACGCCCATAGACGGTCTAATCTTCACGTCCAGCAGGCTTGTGCCCATGCTCTGTGCAATCACGGGGAGCTGTTCCACAACCTCTTTGGACAGGTTCTCACGGCTCTTGTACTGATTCAGAAGCAAACCTTCAATCTTCAAAGTCGGATTGAAGTATCTGCGGACATCGCCGATAGTCTGCGAAAGCTGGCTCAAGCCAGCAAGTGCGTATCGGTCTGCTGTGATGGGTACGATGATGCTGTTGGCGGCGATCAGCGCGTTCACAAGCGCAAGACCAAGCTGCGGGGGAGTGTCCAGCACAATATAATCATACTGTTCAGACACGCTTTCAAGGGCTTCTCGCAGTCGGAAGTTCTTGCCCATGTCCCGGACAAGCTGCTCGTCAATGTCCTTCAACGCGCTGTCGGACGGAAGGATGTCACCAGCTTCACAGTGCTGGATTCCTTCCTCTACTGTGCCTTGCCGGGTCATCACATCAAACAGGGTGCATACGTCCTCTGTCTGTGCGCCGTAGGTGTCCGTTGCGTTGCACTGGGCATCGCAGTCCACCAGCAGGACTTTCTTGCCAAGCAACTGCAACGCGCCAGCCAGACAGGTGCTTGTGGTGGTCTTTCCTGTGCCGCCCTTCTGGTTTGCGACAGCTATGATTTTTGCCATTTTATCACTCTTTCTTTATTCTTTCGGTTCGTCAGGAAGCGGCATCCAATGGGTTACATCTCTTAAAACTTCGTTGTCCTTCCATACATCAATGGAATCCCTTTCCCACCACAAAGAATCATATCTTCCTCTTGCCAAATGCCCAACGTCAATATGCTTTTCCGTGAAAACAATTACATTCTCCCTGTAATTTGGCAGCTTATCTTTCACACTAATCCATCCCATTCTTTCTCCTTTCTGCTTCATCTGCTCAATGTGCCACATCTGGCTGCTCTTGCAATGCTTCAATGGAATAGGACGCTGGCATATACCTATCTACGATACCTGCCTTATCCACGCTTCTAATCAGATAACCAACAGGTCTGTCCGGGAACGGAGACCTATCCAAAGACAAAATATCCTTATACGCAGCCTTTACCGTCTCGTAAACCGCTTCTCTGCGTCTTGGTAGCTTGATTTCAGGATGTTCTTTCTTCATCCACTTCTCAACTACCTTCGCCACGTCAATGCAGTCCTGCTTTTCCAGTTCGTCACACACAGACCAGTCGAAATCCTCATATCCGCTTCTGCGGGGCTTTTTCACGGCTTTTTGAGGTTCGGTCAACACTTCGCTTGCCTGCGCTTCAATCAACGTCTCAGACGCTTTAATTTTTGGCTTAAACTTGACTGCTACAGCTTTTCGTGCCACAAGGACTGGTTCGTAGGTCACAACAATGTCAGACACGGCATTGATTTCGTCCACAGCAACGTCAAGCACTCGCTTGCGAAGGTTCTTATAAACATCGTAGCTGGCTTCCATCGCACCGAGCTGCTCTCTCAGCTTCTTCAGACTGATTTCATGCGGTTTGTTGTCCATATTCAACCAGTCCCGAAGAATCGAGTAAAGCAAGATACTGTACTGTGACTTCATTCGTGACGTGTAACGCAGCCGATACCGAACATATCCGCTTTCGGCAATGTCGAAAAAGATGGAGCGAAGGTCTGGGTTGCATGTAATTGCCACGACGTAAGACCTTGTTTCTGGTACATAGTCCAGTTTTGCCCTCGTGAATAAGACAAAACTTTCAAACGTTCCTTTCTCCTTGTCAATAGGAATCGAAACTGTATTGCCCAAAAAGTGCTTGATCTGCGGCTCAATCCTTCGTGCATCAAGGCTTTTCAGACCAAGAAGCTCCCTGTATTCAGCAAGCGTAAACTCTACACGACTGCTACTTGGGTCTCTCGGGTTTATTCTCGATAGATAAACCTCTAGCAGACGAAGTTCTCCTGCTGTGTAGTCCCTGAACTTCGCCCAAACAAGCGATTTGCTTTTCTCGACAAGGTTGTTGTCTGATATTTTTGGCATCTACTCACTTCCTTTAATGGTCTGAAAACAGTATATCACAAGAAGGGGGACGTGTCAACAATTTTCGTCCCCCATGACTTGTCATTTCGTCCCCCATGTCCTCGTCATTTTGTCCCCCGTGGCTTGACAAAACGTCCCCCATGCTTTGTCATTTCGTCCCCCATCTACATATTATATATTAAACAAGAAATAAACAAGAGGTTAAATATCATCGTTAAATAGTCGATGATGATAATTTTCAACAATTTCTTTATTTTTACATTCCAGTTTGTGGATAACTGAACTCTGCATTTGCTAAATAAGACTATATCCGAAGAGAAGCTGTGCATCGTTAGTCACATTAAACGTGGACGGATTGCGGATAGGTGTACAAAAAGTGGATGGAAAGGTATACCTAATCTGCACGATGGGGGACGGATTGACGAGCTACCAAATCAGAAGCAACAGATTAACGATAATTCGTTATTTATTTCACGCAAATACTGTCGATTCGTAGCCTATGGGGGACGGAATGACAAGGTAAAGGTATACCTAATCTGCATGAAACGTGTACAAAAAGTGGATGAACGTGGACAAAATGTTCTTCAAAAACTGCGATAATTCGACAATCAACCAGTTATATTATTGGGATTCACGGTATAGGAATCGTTGGACTTCATGGCTGCTTCCGTTCCAGCGTCCTGTGCCTGATAAAGAATCTCCATTTTTGGAACGGTTCCGTTCGGGTCTGGGTCAGTTCCGGTAGCCTGTGCTATCTCGTAGTTACCTGATACCATCCGGCAGACGGAAACCCTGTCCTTCAACGGCGCGTGGAGGTTTGCCAGAATTTCCGTCAGCACACCGATGTGGTCTGAGCCATGATCTCCGTACCAGATGTACAGCAAGGCATCTATCTCATAAGAGGAACACTCCATCATAGCATCTATGAGAATCTGCCGTTTCTCCATGTCGGAAAGGCTATCTTCCAGATGCTCCAGCAGGCCGGGATGAATGCAAGCGTCCATGTATCGAGCCGCCGATACGCCGCAGTAGGTAAACCAACGCATAGCCATCGGCAGGGAGATTGGCGCAGTTCCTTGCTCCCAACTAGCTATCGTGCAGCGATTTACATTCATTCGTGCTGCCAATTTTAGCTGACTCAGACCGGAACGCATCCGTGCCATTTCCAATGCTTTGGCTGTTCTCAACAAATATTCATCCATAATCCTCACCCCATCGACAAAAATTTACAAAACTGCTGGATTCGACAAACCAAAAAATGGAAAAAACTGCTGTGGATAACCAACAGCAGCCTGTGTTATAACTGTACCATCGAAAAAACAATCAAACAGGAGGTAACAACATGATTATCATTGACGGAATGCCCGCATCTGAACCGATCGAAACCACAACGCCGAAACCATGGGAGGAAAACGAATGAACCGAACCGTAGACGCTCTGATTGTCCCATACGCTCGCAGACGGACGCTGGAGCTTGTCCTGAGCCTTTCTGGGTACGAAGCCGATAAAGACGCTTACCTCGAAGCGAAAGGCATCTTAGAACGTGCCGTAGCCGCCTTAGACGAGGGACGCGACCCGGCAGAGAACATTGAACGCATTGGTGGACAGCTCGTAGAGCTGTGATTGGAGGAAAGATGGATAGGCGTTGTCCCTTTTGACTTAAACACTCGTGGCTTCCCTGATGTGAAGTAATGGATGTGAAGAAAACGTTCGATTTTTACAAAGTTGTTAAAAATGTATTGACTTGACAACTAGAAGATGTATAATCGTATCAAATGAACATCTGCACTTACCAATCGGGAGGATATGCCACAATGAGTGAACAGGAAAGAGCCAAGATTGACCGATTTATTGCATGGCTGCTGGAACATCCTGAAAAGATTCCGGTAGCGGAGCAAGCCCTAAACCTAGAATAATAGAAAATCCCTTGCGCAGAGCTACACCAGCCCGGCACAAGGGATTCTTTTATTTTACCGGGTCAGAACCACTTCTTTTTTCGGTTTCTACGGTAACGATATTTTCTGCTATTGCCATATAGCACACGGTCGTTGCCTTTTAGCAAGGCCTGCATAAACCAGAAGCAAAAGGCACAGCCACACAACAGGTAATACACAAGCTTACCTCACATTTTTTCAATTAAGTTCATCAGTGCTTCACGCTGTTCCTTCGGCATAGATTCAAGCTTTTTTCTAATCCGCTCCACTGCTGCATCGACTTCGCTTTGCGGCTGCTGGGGCGGGTTTTCTTTTTGCTCACCAGAAACCAATGTATCCACGCTTGTTCCGAAATAAGAAGCTATCTTGTCAAGCGTCTCATATTTCAGGGTCTGCTTTCTACCGTTTTTCAAATCGGTCAAAGACCCACGGCTTGCGCCCGATTCCTTGCACATGGTGGTCACGTTTACTCCACGCTGCTTGCAGAGTTTTTCAATATTTTCGTACAAGTTTGCCATAATTCCAGTCCTCGCATTGTAAGGTTTGCTGAAATTACGCGAACGCTTAAAAAAAGCCTTGCATTTTACGCGAAAGCGTATTATACTAAGACCGTACCGCGAAGGCGTAATGAATGATTTCTAGCAACTTCATTATATTACACTTATGCGTAAAAATCAATAGCCGGAGGTGAAATAATGGCTGAAAAAAAGCCTCTGTGTGACTTTGGCAAACAAATCGAGATTGCTCTTATCCAAAAAGACAAGACCAACGACTGGTTGATTGAAAAAGTCAAGGAGGATACTGGACGATATTTTGACCGCTCTTACCTCTTCAAGGTTAAGACCGGAAAGCTGGAAACGCCCGGCATCAAGAAAAGCATCTGCCGGATTTTGAATATTCAGGATTCGGGAGTGTAAGAAGGGAGAGAAAAAATGGCAAACATTCAAGTTTTTGAATATCAGAACAACAAGGTTCGCACGGTCGATGTGGATGGCGAAGCGTGGTTCGTTCTGAAAGACGTGTGCGCTGTGCTTGGTATTAGCAATAACCGCATGGCTGCTGACCGATTAGATGATGACGAAAAGGGTGTCAGTCTGATTGACACCCTTGGCGGCAAACAGGAAATGGTAATCGTCAACGAAAGCGGTCTGTACCATGTCATTCTTCGTAGCGATAAGCCAGAAGCGGCTCCGTTTCGCAGATGGGTAACGAACGATGTGCTTCCTGCAATCCGTAAGACTGGAAGCTACAACGCACCGCAGCTCACCCGCTCGCAGCTTCTCGCAACCGCACTGATCGCAGCGCATGAGGAGCTGGAAGAGAAAGACAAGCAGATTGAAACCATGAAGCCAAAAGCACTGTTTGCTGATGCAGTGAGCGCAAGCAGTCAAAGCATTCTTGTTGGTGAAATGGCAAAGCTGCTGTCGCAGAACGGCATCCAGATGGGTCAAAACCGCTTGTTCGCATGGATGCGTGAGAACGGATACCTGATTAAGGACAGAAAGCGGACAGACTACAATATGCCGACCCAGAAGTCTATGGAACTTCGCTTGTTTGAAATCAAGGAAACATCCATTGCACATTCCGATGGGCACACTTCCATTAATAAGACTCCGAAGGTGACGGGCATTGGTCAGGTCTATTTCGTTAATCTCTTCTTAAAGACGGAGAAGGACAAGAAAGTGGAGGACTGAATATGGAACAGATTTTGACATTAAAGGTAGACCTTGAGCACCCGGATGATGCAAAGTTTGCCATTGACGAGGCGGTAGAAGCCTACGAAGCGGACAAACTGAAGTGGACAGAAGCGGAAATCATGGAAGCGCAGCACTTAGCAATTCGCATTATGAGCCGACTGTGTTTGGATGGATATAGCATTGAGTGGTTTGGCTCAGGCTGCTATATCGTAGCTTACATTAGGGCGTATGGAGAAGCAGAGTCAAAGAAATCTGATTGCGCATTTTATGCACCGGATTGGAACATTTGGGTTGCCAAGTGTGTTTGCCTGTGTCGGGCTACCGGAAGGGACGTGCCCACCTTCATCACTAAAAAGGCTGGTGAGTGCTGGTGACGTATTTTTACAAAGCACCGAGCCGGAAGCGCAGGTTGAAACTTGCAATGGCGGAGGGCGTGTCCCGGAACGAAGCCAACAAGGTGCTCTTGATGGAGAAGTCCATCAACCAGTGCTTTGAACGGCACAACAGAGAAGAAAGGTTGAAAGAGGAGATGCAGCGTGGAAGAAAAGTACTGTGAGCGCTGCGGTGTCTTTCTTGGCAAAGTTCTCAAAACCAAACGGTATTGCAAAGAATGTGCAATATTGGTTAAAAAGGAAAACGAGGCAGCACGACGCGCTCCATATGGCGTCGTTCCGTGCGAATGGTGCAAAAGACCGATGCGTAAAGTATACGAACATCAAAAGTACCATCAGAAATGCGCGAACGCTGTAAGGCGAAAACGGGTAGCAGACTGGTGGAAAGAGCACCCGGATTACATCAAAACATCTTCTCGTAAAGCCAGACCAGAAGAAAACCGGACGAAAGAAAGGCCTAAGCCGAAGTACACCATCAAACAGATGAACGATAAAGCAAAACAGCTTGGAATGAGCTACGGCCATTACAGCACTTTGTTTGCGCAAGGAAAGGTAGACCCTCCTGATGAACGGTAAATACTACGGCCAGCGCGAAATCCGCTGGCGCAATCGGGAGAAAGAGCGGCTGGAGCATATCGAGAAAGAAAGAGTGAGCAAAAATGAAAAAAATCAAAGTCAGAATCACATTCACCGAAGCGGTTCTCGGCACATGGCCTAGCAACCAGAACATCGCGCGAGAGTTCATCGCCAGCAAGTCACCTGATGCAAACACTATCGAGGACGAGGTAGCCGCTCTGGGTGCTGATGCTGTGGCAGATAAGGGCATGACCGTGTTCCCTCGCAACGAGAACGGCGAACCCATCCTGTATGACTACCAGATTAAGGGCTTCTTCAAGGATTCCTGCGGTATGCTGGGTCGTATCGGCGGCAAGACCGAAACTGGCAAGAAGAAGGCCGTGAATGAAAGCGGCAAGCTGACGGCCTACAAGAAGGTCATTGACGGTCTGATTTTCGTTCAGCCCCGCATGATTCCCATTCATGTGAACGGTGAGATTACCGAGTGCCAGCGCCCTCTCCGCGCCCAGACCGCGCAGGGCGAGCGGGTGAGCCTCGCCAACAGCGAGCAGATTCCTGCTGGCTCGACCTGCGAGTTCGAGGTCATGCTGCTGGACGATTCTCACGAGAAGGTCGTACTCGAGTGGCTGGACTACGGCGCTCTGCGTGGCATCGGTCAGTGGCGCAACAGTTCTAAAGGGCGCTTTGCTTACGAAATCCTCAATTAACCGCTATGGCTTTGCGCATCAGCGTCTTGCACGGCAAAGGCGATGTGCAGAAATGCTTCGCAGCGGTACTGCTTCGTATCGCTATGAGACGCTGCGCAATGGCAGGGCGGGGCGCGGAGCAGCGCAGCAAAGGCAATGCAAGGAAGAGAATGGATTTGCAAAGGCATGGCGGAGCAAGGCTCAGACGAGCAATGGAATGGCAAGGAAAAGCTTGGAAGAGCAAAGGCATCGAGTAGCTAGGAGCAGAAAAGCTAAGGCATTGAGTTGCGAGGTAGCGCATTGCGAAGGCAAAGCGAAGCTTAGACCAGAAGAGTAAAGGCAAGGCGATTCACCGAAAAGCAACGGCAAAGCATGGTATAGCAGTGATTTGCAATGGCGAAAAACGAAAGGAGACAAGATGAAAGCATTTATTGAAGTGGCCCTGATGTGGGGCATAGCACTGGCAGTAGTTTTGGCGGTATTTCTGCTGAACTTCTGGATTGTGCATCATATCGGTATTCTGGTGGGTGCATCAGCTGCCCGTGGAATCATCACGGTATCTGTGGCAATGGCTACGGCATGGATACTGAGTTTTGGAGGTAATAAGGGTGAAAAGCCTAAAAGCTAATGTCTTTTGCACGCTTGGAATCGCGTTAGCAATCTTTTCGGTAGGATGCGGCGATGCAATCCAGAAAAGCCAAAGCGTGGTAGCAATGTTTGGGTACGTTTTCCTCTCGTGTAGCTTCCTTGCCGCAGCACTCGTCTTGTGTGCCATTGGGGTCAGTTCTGAAAATGAACGTATTGAACAGGAAAATCGCAAAGTAAAACGCATTCCTCACCACACCAACGAGTGGAGGGATGCACG